AATATTTCCAGAAGGTATAAGAGATGGGAATAATGTTCGAGGGTTATCCTCCCAAGAAGTTATAGAAAATGTAAATAGGATTTCTCTGTTATCAAATATATCACCAGACATGGTTATTGAAGATATACTCAAGCAAAAATATCTAGATAGAACATATAGAGGTACTTTTAAGTATGTTGGAGTGCTAGAAATGATAGACGAAATGAACAAAGCAGCAGAGGCCTATGAAGCATAGTGGTAGGAGAAAAATTTAAAAAACTCCTAGAGACCAATCCAGAAAAAGCAAAAGAAATAAGAGACAAAGTTTTTTCTGATAGCGGTAGAAAAATATATAACATAACTACTGATAAGTTAGGTAGTATAGATTCACTTAAAAGAAACGAAAAAGAAGTATCTAATTATAATTATGTAGACGATGAGGACTATGCTTCAAAGGTAAGTATAGGACAAGCTTTTAAATTAGGAATATTAGATACGGCTAGAGGTGCTAGTCAAATTACAGGCGTAGGTTTTGATAAACAAACCATGCGTAAAGAACAACAACAACTAGTCAAGTCTATGCAAGGCGAAGGCGGTGGAGCAGTTAAGGCTGCTTATTTTGCAGGTGCTATTCTTGACCCTGCTTCTTGGTTATTACCATTCGGTAAAGCAAAAACATTATACACTATGGGTAAGTATGGCATGGTCTCTGGGGCTGTTGCAGGTTCTGCAGGTTATGTTGATGAGGACATGGATAGTATTATTGGAGAAGGAAAAATTACGAGAGGTGAACAGGCTTTATTTGGAGCAGTAGGTGGTGGTGTTATAGCACCTGCCATAGGTGGATTAAGAAACTTAGGAATAAAAGTAACAGGTAGTAAGAAAGCTATTACTCCTATAGGTCAGCCTGACCCAGAAGGTTTTCTCGGTACTGTATTTAATCTTAAACACGTCAATACAAAGAAAGCACTACTAGATAAAAGTATTAAGAAAGTAAAACTATCATCAGCACCAAAAGTTACAGAAGGTGAAGACTATGTTGGAGGCACAAGAAAAGGTGATAAGGCAATATTTAAAACTGAAAAAGATGCAAGGGTAGCTACCTATAGACCTGACAGTAAAATAGGAGACCCCTCTTCTGATATATTAAAAACAGTAGAAGAGCAAGACTTATTAAGAAAAACAGGTAAGACAAAAGAACAAATTGAAATACAAAATAAAAATGATTTTATAGAGAAACAAAAAAGCTTTCCTAGTAAGGGTATGTATATAAAACCTGTGCAATCTTTCTTTACTAAGTATGTTGCAAAACCTTATCAAGAAAAAATAGGTAGACCCACTTTAGAAAAGATTTCTACAGGACAGGGAGCATCTGTAACTGCAGGTGGTCTACTAGGATTTAATATAGAGGATGAGTTGCCTATGGTTAGTATAGAAAATCCTTTTAGTTCAAGATTAGGTAGAGCAGTTACAGGAGCTGTACTAGGTCTTGGTGGTTTTAAAGCACTATCTAAGATAGATATAACTAGGAAAACAGGAGCAACATCTGACGATGGTGCATCATTTACAATGCCAATTACTGAATGGATGGGCAGAGGCATTAAAGATAAATATAATTTGCCAAGAGAATTTGTAAAGCTAAGGCAAAATGCTCAAGGAATGGGTGGGCATATAGCTGCTCAGTTTCATGACCTTGTACAAAAAGCTAAACTTTTAAATATGGATGAAAGAAGAATTCTTTATAACATACTTGAAGGTGAAGAGATAACTAAAGTAGACTCTAAAAAAATTATGATGTTATCTAAAGAGGCTAGGAAAACTATTAATGAGTATGGTCAGATGTATGTTGATTATGGCCTTATGGATTTAAAAACATTTCAAAGAAATGGTAACTCTTATTTAAGAAGAATATATGGTAACGACAAACAAGCACCTAAGATAGGTGATGATTTAAAACCTAGAGGACAGGTTCTAGAAGTAACAGAAGAAGACTTTATTAAGAATTATAAAAATGTAAAAGCCTTTCATGAAAATGGTCAACCCATTATGGTAAGGGGTGGTATAGGTGAAGATAACCTAGTCAAGCATAGAGGTTGGGAAGTATTTGATGAGGTAACAAAAGACAAAGTTAAATACAAAGTTATACGATGGGAGTACACTAAAGCTGAGAGATTAGCTAAAGGAGAGATTGAGGATGCTGCAGCAGGTATAGAACTAACAGGTTCTTATATGGCTAGTACACTATCTCAATTTAAATTCTATGACGACATATATAAAACACCTTCTCTTGGTGCATATGTTAAAGGTAGTGATGGTAAATATAAATTAGACAATCAGTTTAAAGGCTTATCAGAAGAAGCTATGAATAAAAAAGGCTATTATAAAATGCCTGACACGGGTATCGCCGATACAAAAATTAAAAAGTATGGGAATCTATCTGGTAAATATGTGTTAGAAGAAGTCTATAGAAATATACTGACTGCTAATAAGTATAGGGAGGCAGGTAGTAAACTGCTGTATAGAAAGTATAGGCAGTTAAATGGTGTCTGGAAAGTTTCTAAGACTGCATGGAATCCTACTGTTCATGTTAATAATGTATTTGGTAATGTATTCTTTTCTGACTTTGCAGATGTACCTTTATTTGTAGGTACTAAAGGAGAAGGAGGCCTCATAGATTCATTTAAAATGTTAGCCAAGCATAATAGTAAAAGCCCTTACAAATCAGAGACAGTATATTTGGCACAAAAGTTTGGTGTATTTGACGCTGACTTTATAGCTAGAGAACTACAGACATTTGATTTTGCAGCAATTAAAAATGCTTATAGGTATGATGCAAAAAAAACAGAGTGGTCAAATTCTGTAGACATTGCAGGTAGAGTATATCAAGCTGTTAGAAAAAATAAAGTAACTAGTACCTTACAAAATTGGTATAGAGTTGAGGACCACATCTTTAGATTAAATGCTTTTCAACATAGATTAAAAATGGGAGATAGTGCTAGTGATGCAGCTTTATTTGCCCGTAAGAATTTTATAGATTATGATATTGATGCACCTGTTATAAATGCAATGAGACATTCCGTGACTCCTTTCTTAGCCTTTAGTTATAGAATTATACCTTTACTAGCCGAGACTGCTGTATTAAAACCTTGGAAATTTGCTAAGTATGCTGCACTAGGGTATGGCTTAAATACACTAGGTGCTGAAATGGGTGGTGGAGAAGCTGAAAAAGAAAGACAGATGCTACCTAAATATTCTTCTGGAACATTACTTGGTATGCCTTTCTTACCCACTAAAGAAATTAAACTACCTATACAATCAAAAGAAGGGCAGTCTAGGTACATAAATATACAAAGATTTTTTCCTGGTGGTGATATATTAGATATGGGAACAGGTGTTTTACCGGGAGTACCTGCACCTATACAACCTAGCTTTGGAATTGGAGGAGATGTATTTTTTGGTATGTTAGGATTTGATTTATTTACTAAACAAACCGACAAGACTAGGGGCATATCTGTATTTCAGGATATTACAGGCAGTTTAAAAGGAATAGGTAAAAAATTAATACCTAACTTTCCTTTCATACCGGGTTCTTACTCTACACAAAGAATAAATAGAGCAACTAGAGATGGTAATATATCCCCTTATAGAGAGGATGAACCTGAATGGATGGCTATACTAACTTCCTTTGGATTTAAGGTATCAAACAAATCATTAGATACTTTAACAGCTACAAAATCCCTTGAGTTAAGTAAGCAAATAAAAGCACTAGACCTACAATTAAAAAGTCTAGGCAAACAATTAGCATCAGGTGAGATTACTATGAATCAGTTTGATAAAAAGTCTGCAAAGATTATTGTTGAGATGCAAAAGAAAGCAATGATATTTGGTGGTAGGGTAGAGGGAATAGACCCCGGAACAATATTAGAATCACCAGAAGTATTAAATTTAAGGAATGATTTATAAGGAGAATATATGTTATCATTACTAATTAAACCTTTACTATCAGTAGCAGGAAGTGTTGTTACAGGATTTGTGGAGACGAAGAAAGCTAAAGCAGAGTTAGCTGTTACAGAAATTAAAGCTAAGACTAAATTAAAAGAAGACCAAATAGCAGGTAAGGTTGCTTGGGAAGCATCTGCAGTAGACCAAATGAAAGGGTCGTGGAAAGATGAGGTAAGTTTAGTAGTTTTACTTTTACCTGCCGTGCTAGTATTCACACCTTGGCAAGAACATATTCATAAAGGCTTTCTCGCCTTACAAGATTTACCATCGTATTATCACAATTTATTATATATTGCGATTTCTGCAAGTTTTGGTATAAAGGGCGCACAAGGTGCAGCTAAACTATTTAAAAAATAAGGAGTAGATATGTCAGCAGACCTACATAAAAAAAATTTAAAAGAGCAGATTAAACAGCATGAAGGATATAGACTAGATGTTTATAAGGACACATTAGGTTTTGATACAGGTGGCTATGGTCATAAAATTCTACCTAATGAAGAGATACCTACCACAAAAGAAGGTTGGGATAAACTCTTTGATAAAGACTTTGACAAGGCTTGGTCTCTAGCAGATAAGTTTTGTGATACTCATGAGTTAGATATAAACATTAAAGCTAAATGTATTTTGTGTGAAATGATTTACCAAATGGGTAGTGCAGGTGTATCGAAGTTTGTTACCATGATTTCATGTTTAAAAAGTAATGACATGAATGGTGCAGCAGATGCCATGCTCGACTCAAGATGGGCGAGACAAACTCCTAATAGAGCAGGTAGCCTTAGTTCTCAGATGAGGGCGTTAAGTAATTAAATTGTCTAATAACTTTCTACTAGAATCATAGGAGTGTTTAAATTCATTTTTCAAATGTATTACTAATGCTTTCAACACATGAGGTAAAGCTATGTTTAGTCTTTTTATTTTAGAATGTTTCTCCACAGGTACTCCGTACTTCTCTGTAAAATCCTTTATCAACTCTTTGGTATTCAAGGTATCTTCATCCCAATAAAACTGACCATCTTTTTGGTTATAAAATATACAGCATCTATATAAGATAAAGTCTTTACTTTTTGATGAAGTCTGGTGCAATTTTGTCATTGATTTCTGTTAAAGTACCTAGTGTATTTATGTGTCTAGACACTTCAATAAAAGGTCTGTTAGCTAAGTATTGCAAGACACTATTTCTTTGTGCCTCTGTAATAACATAGTTTTTTTCTTTTGGTTCACTTGTTTTTGTTGTGGTCATTTATTTCTCCTGCTATTGCGGAATAAGCTGCAGCATCTACATAGTTATCTGGATTATTACCTGTCGTTGTTCTAGCTATCTTTAACATAACCATCATGTGGGCTACTTGTTCTGCATGGATAGTATAACCAAGAAATGCAGACCACATTTTAGCTGTCTTATCATGGAGTTTTTTCTTATCTCCATAAGCTTTTGCCCTGTCTCCCGAAACTAATTTCGAGGCAATCTTCAATATTTCTTCACTTTTCATCTATTGTTTCTCCCACTTTTATATTATCTAAAATAAACAATTGCTTTAAGGGTATCAAAACAAACTTTGATTTCTTATGGTCACCCCCTAATATATTTTTATTTCTATATTTATATGCTAACTTTTTAATTGTCTCAACTTTAAATATTAATTTACAGTATTCTTCATCACCATCAGTTAGTATATGCATCCAAAAATCTGCTTCCGTTATTGATATACCACTCGGTTTACCATAACACTCTACCTCAATGGCAATGTTA